TTTTTATGATATTTCTTTATATAAAAATACATCTAATACTAATTTAGACCCTTCAGGACTTACTTTAGTATATACAGGGTTAGCGTTTGCGTCAGGTGCAACAGCAGCAGAAGAACCTACTAAATATAATAAATACACTACTAACGATTCTGATACAGAAAGTGTATATATAACATTTTAACTATGAATTTAGACTTAATAAAATTATCACACTATAATATACCTCATTTAGTAGAAAATGCTAATCAAGACTGGATCTCGTTTGGTGAGGACAATTTATATCCTAACTACTTACTAGAGTTATTTTTAGGTAGTGCTATTAATGGTGCTCTAATTAAGTCTATAGGAGCTATGATTTATGGTGAGGGTTTAGCAGCAACAAACGCAGACGAAAACACGGACACTAAGGAGTCTTTTCTGCGTTTAAATGAACTTTTGCATAATTCTGATGATGACGTACTAAAAGACCTCGCAATGGACTTAAAACTCTTCGGAGGCTGTTACGTTAATGTTATATGGAGTAGAGACCGTACTAGAATAGCTAAAATACACCATATACCAGCACAGTATATTAGATCGGGAAAACTAGTAGACGGGGAAATAGATAACTACTATTATTCATCTGACTGGGCTAAGTATAAAAAAGCTGAGTTTAAACCTAGAGCATACGCAGCTTTTAATACTGAAGACAGAACAAACGCTAGTCAAATACTAATGATTAGAGATAAAAACCCTGCTTTGTTTTACGGTTTTGCTCCTGACTATATAGCCGCTACTGATTGGATTCAAATGGAGCTAGAAATAGCACAGTTTCACTTATCTAATATCACTAGTGGTATGACACCCTCAATGCACGTTGGCTTCTCTAATGGGATTCCTAGTGATGAGGAACGTAGAGTAATAGAGAGGCAGCTAAATCAAAAGTTTGCAGGGAGTGGCAACGCTGGCAAAATACTAATCACCTTTAATGATGGTAAAGAAACAGCACCTATTATAGAACCAATACAGATGAATGATGCACAATCTGCTTGGGAGGGTATGTCAAAACAAGCTGTAAATCAAATACTAGCGGGACACCGTGTTACTAGTCCAATACTATTTGGTATTAGAGCAGAGGGTGGTGGCCTAGGAAACAACGCAGACGAATTAAGAGACGCTTTTAGCTTGTTTTCAAACACAGTAGTAGTTCCATTCCAAAACACGCTTTTAAAGGGTTTAGAGAAGATATTTCAGGTAAACAATATAAACCTAGATTTATACTTTAAATCGCTTAAACCTGCTGATTTCATTGATTTAGAGGTTACTAAGACACAAAGCGAAGAAGATCAAGAGAAAGAGGGCGTTACTAGTGAAGACGTAAATACTGAGGATTTAGTAGAAATGTCTGATGACGATTTGAATATCATATTTGACAAACTAGAAGGCGAACAGGTAGATGAGGAAATATGGGAAATAGTAGACGAACAAGACGAGGGAGCTATAGAAGACTACGAAGACTGGGCGAAACAGTTAATAAAGGAAAATAAGAAAGATAAATTTGCTGATGAAATTATTAGTAAAGAAAATAGACCTAGTCAATTAGATAAGTCATACTATAGAGTAAGATTTAAGTATATAAAGAAGAGCAGAAAACCTAGTAAATCTACTAGAGAATTCTGTAAAAATATGATGAGATTAGCTAGTGCGGGATTTGTGTATAGATTAGAAGATATAGACAAAGCTAGTAGAGAGGGGGTCAATAGACAGCTGGGTCACAAGGGACAGCCTTACGATTTGTTTCGCTTTAAAGGAGGAGTTTATTGTCGCCACGCCTGGAAGGTAATTTTATACAGATTAAAAGAGGGAACAGAATTAAGAGAGGGACAGAGTTTAGATGATGATTATAACAAAGTTAATAGTATTCCAAAAAGCTACACACCAAGGCCTAGAGGAATAAAAGATGCAGTAATAGCACCTGAGAATATGCCAAATCAAGGGCACTATCCAGGAGTAAAATAATATAAAATATGGCTTTACAATATACATTTACAAGTGCAACAGGTATTACTTCTAGTAGTGCCTATCACAAGATATACAAAATAGAATACAACGCTAAAAAAGCAATGGCAACAGCGTTTGCAGAGGTGTTTCACGACGCATCTGCTAGAAACAGTAGTAAAGTTCCTATTGATGTTGTAGAGTTTGAGTTTACAATGGCAGTAGGTAATACAGATGACAACCTTGTTAAACAGGCTTATGCAGCTATGAAAACAAAAACATCTGTTAGAGATAGAAGGGGAAAACCAATACAAATAGATTATACTAGTAGAAATGTACAAGACGTTTAAATTATGGCAATACAGCACACATTATATATTTCGGCAACGAGACTAAAAAAGGATTCAGCAATAGGTGGCTCAGTAGAGGACGATCTAATAATGCCTTATATCTTACTAGCACAAGATATGAACATATTACCAATACTAGGAACTGATTTAGACGCAAAACTAAAGGCAGATATTCAGGGCGGTACTTTAGCAGGTGCTTATAAAACACTAGTAGAGACTTACATACAGCCTGCTTTAGTGCAATTCAGCTTTGTTTCACTAGTGCCGTATTTACGCCTAAGATTTGTAAATAATGCTGTAGTAGTAATGGGTGCTACTGAGCAGTCATCTAGTGCTACCTATGATGACCTAAAACCACTAATGGACACGGCTACAGATGCAGCCGAATTTTACAGACAAAGGGCAATAGATTTCCTACAAAACAATTCAGGATCGTTTGTAGAGTATACTAGTAATAGCGGTGCAGACTTAGACCCTACTACTAGAAATTATTATGCTGGAATAAATCTAGATAATTATGTACCTAGAAATAATAGATTAAGAAGTTTTTTACAAGGAGCAGATATTACAGTTTATGGGTGTTAAAGAACGTAGAAAATATCCAAGTAGCTTGGAGAACTTTAAGAAGTTAAAAAATTATATTAAAAAATTAACTAAAACTAATAACAATGGCAGGACAAAGGTTAACCGATAAGTCAGAAATGGTATTAACCCCAGGAACAGGGGATTTGTTAATGATAGTTGACGTAAATGATACGACAGGCTCAGCAGATGGAACGAGCAAAAAAATTGACAATAAATTTTTAATGCAAACTGATAAAATCACTATTACTAATGCTGAGTTTAAAGCCTTACACACTGACGGCAGAATACTAGTAGGTTCACCAGGAGCAGGATTTGGAATTATACCTATTAGTGTTTACATAGAACAAACACCAGGAGCATCAGGAAACAATACTACTATGGGAACAACTGTAGGTCACTTTAATAAAGACGCAAGTTATTACTGGTCTGCATCTAGGTTTTGGCCGAAAACATCTACTTATGATGGAAACGTAAAATTTTTTACAGGAGATGAAGCTTCAAGTAGAGGTCAATCGGCTGTATCAAGTATAGAAAACACAGGTTTGTATATATATGCTAAAGATGCTTCTCCTGATGCTACCTCTACAAATAGTTGGGTGGTATATGTTACTTATAGAATAATAGACATATCATAATGAAATACTTATTACTACTATTACCGTTTTTGTCTTTTGGACAAATAGATTTCTTCAAGTATTCTACTATTTATACTTCTATGAATATAAATACCAGTATGATAGAAAGACAAGATTATATTTCTGTGGATAAAGGATATGAAGACGTAACACAAGTAAATCCATATGACTATAATTTAACAGTAGGAATAAGGAAGATAGCTAGATATGATTATGAGTATAAAGTAAAAACCTGGTATTATGGAACAGAAGACAATATTGCAGAAAATGTTACTATTTCCAATGCTACTGGCTTTGAGTATCTTGTTAATTATTCGTATATACGCAGCCGTGGCGATACATTTAATGAGCAAAATTATTGGCTACGATATTTAGGTAAAAGATTTGTAGTAAAAGCTCAGTACACAGATAGGCAGCAGGTAGATCTCAGATATAACTCTGCAGATGCTAGATTAAGGTTTACTAAAGGGCGGTTCGATATTACAGTAGGGGGTGTATTTAAGGTGCATAATCCTTACGGAATAACTCCTATAGAGGACTTTTGGACTCCTGGAGAACAATCATTCCGACAGCTAGCACAAGACTTTGGCTACTCTAATCAGTTTGTTAATGGTCAATGGCATTGGTTTAAAGATGACGAGCTACTAGCTACATCTAATGACGAATTTTACAAACACTATTTTGGTGATGCTATTGCAGACTATAATGAGCAACAATTAGAGGCCCTAGGTATGCAAAGACAGATTAGTGCTGTTATAGGCCTTTCTTACTACTACTATAACCCTAAATTTTGGGCTCATATTTGGGCTAATTTAATGCCCTTGCACTATGGTTTGGACGATTACTCTTTCGAGTATGACGAAAGTGGCTTAAAACGGCTAGAATGGGACGCAGGAGCTATATTAGGCCTGCGTGTTACACGTCATTTAGGTCTTTTTGCGGAGGGAACACATTTAAAGTACTGGAACAAGCCTGTTTATGAATGCAAATTTGGCTTTAATTACTTAATCTTTTAGTTATGAAAAAATTACTACTATTATTTTTAATATACGGATATGCTTTTACTCAAACAAATTGTGAATTATGTGTTGAAACAGGTGGATTCTACTGTGGAGACGATGAAAGTAACTGGACTCAGTATAGCCCTCTTGGCTGCGTTCCTAATGGTCTTGGCGGCTTACTGTACCTTAATGATGGCTGGGAGGATTGTCTCGATGGATCTGATGAAGCGAACGCCGTCCCGACAACACTAGCAGACTGTAATCAGTATATAGAGTCCTGTGATACAGTATTTGTAGAGATTCCTGTATTAGAAATAGACACTATTATACAAATAGATACAGTAGTAGAAATAGAATATATCACAGAATACCAAACAGACACTATTATAGAGTTTCAAGACATTATTATTACTGAGTATGTTGATTGTGCAACAGGATTGCCTTGTAATAGCGGTATGCAAGAGGTATTAGATAAGTCAAAAAACACGGGTTTACTGTACGATCTCAACGGCAGAACAATACATAAACCTGAAGGAATTTATATTAGTAATGGTAAAATAAAATACAGATTATAATGGATATATTTAAAGATAATAACGACTGGAACGAAAAGTCAATAGTAGGGTTTATTGCTTTTCTAATAATGTGTTTGATAATGATTGCAGATTTACTTACTGGCTGGATAGGAAAAGACCTCGTAATAAATGAGTTTGTGTATGACTCTTTTGTTTATGTAGTATTAGGCTGTTTTGGTATTAGTGGAGTAGAGAAGTTTTCTAGTGCTAAATCAGATAAATGCTGTAAAAAATGAAAATAAACGAAAACTCAGAATTCACATTAGATTTAAAAACAATAGCTTTAATAATAGGTTTTGTTATATCGCTATCTGCAACATACTTTACTCTAATGGCAGAAGTAGAAATAGCAAAGACTCTACCTGAAATGCCTATTAGTGAAAAAGAGTTTGAGCTAAAGGATAAACTAATAAGGGCCTCTATACTAACTACTCAAGAAGACGTAAAGGAAATAAAGGAAGATATGAAGTATTTGAGAAACAAAATGGATAATGTCAATTAATAGCTTACCATATATAATACTAGGGCTGTTCTTTTTTTGCGTTGGCTCTTGTGCTGCACAAGTAAAAGTAGTGCACTATAATAGTGAGTGGAACGCTGATAATAATTATAGTATTGAATCTCTAAAGGACTGTGAAAAGTCTAGTGTTGTAATATGCCATAACCCTGAGGAGCAAGAAAAACACGATATATTAGCTGTACCTACTATTATAGTATTTGACAATAGTATTGAGGTTGCTAGATATGAGGCAAATATAATGATGCAATTAGATATTAGTATTACAGATATACAGGACAAAATAGACAATATTTACTTAGTTAAATTCGAATGAGATTATCTAAAAATTTTACACTACAAGAGTTAATCAAATCAAATACCGCAACAAGGAAGGGAATTGATAATACGCCCGACAAGGAACAGATTATTAAATTACGACTTTTGGCCACTCATCTTTTACAGCCTCTCAGGAATGCAGTAGGCCCTTTAAGAGTCTCGAGTGGCTTCAGGTCGCCAGCTCTCTGCGTAGTCCTTGGTAGCAAAATAACAAGTCAGCATACAAAAGCTGAAGCAATTGACCTACAGTATATTAGTAGAGGGAAAATGGATAACATTAAAATATACAACGCTTTAATAGATTTAGACTTAGAGTACGATCAGTGCATATTAGAGTTTGGTGACAGCACACAGTACAATGACCCCTCTAGTCCTGACTGGGTACACATAAGCTGGACGCCTGCTGAAAACAGAGGGCAAACACTAGTAGCGTATAAAGACGAAAACAACAAAACCAAATATAGACCACTAATAGAATATAACTCAATATAATGCTAGGAGGAATTTTTAAATCAATAATCGGAAACGCATCAGAAATCATTGATGAGGTAGTAACTACTAAAGAGGAAAAACTAGCTTTAAAAAATAAGATGCAAGAAATCTTAGCTAACGCTGAAGCTAATGCACAAGAACAGATTACAAGACGCTGGGAGGCAGACGCTAAGGCTGGCTGGCTACCTGCAAATATTAGGCCGCTTACACTAGCATTTCTAATAGTATCAACAGTACTATTAGTATTTATAGATAGTGGCACAATTAGTTTTAATGTAGAGGAAAGGTGGGTGTCCCTCTTAGAAATATGTTTAATCACTACTATTGGTGCATATTTCGGGAGCAGAGGGCTTGAAAAAATTAAAAAGAAATAGATAATTTACGACCATATCGGCCTAGATTAACAGAGTCAGAGTATGACCTGATTAAGACTAGTAGACAAAACAAGGGTGGGGGCTACAATAATGTACTAGTAATAGGAGATCTTCACGAACCTTTCTGCCTTGAGAAATACCTTAATTTTTGCATAGAAAAATACGAAGAGTTTGACTGTAATGAAGTTGTGTTCATTGGTGATATTATAGATAATCACTACAGTTCATATCACGAAACATCTGCGGACGGTATGGGCGGAGCTGATGAATTAGAGTTATCTATTAAGAAGATATCTAAATGGTACAGGGCCTTTCCTTTTGCTACTGTAATAATAGGTAATCACGATCGTATGGTAATGAGGAAAGCACAGACCTCAGCTATTCCTAGTAAATGGATTAAATCATATAAAGAAGTACTAGAAGTGCCTAACTGGAATTTTGTAGAGAGGTACGAAAAAGACGGTGTACAGTATTGCCACGGTGAGGGTGGGACAGCACGTACAAAGTGCCGTGCAGATATGATGAATACAGTACAGGGACATCTACACACACAGGCGTATTGTGAGCATTATGTAGGGCAAAATTTTAGAGTATTTGGTATGCAGGTAGGTTGCGGTATAGACTTTAAACAGTATAGCTTTGCTTATGCTAAAGCGGGCAAAAAACCCGCTATTGGTGTTGGCTTAGTTTTGAATAGTGGAAAATTACCACTAAATTTATTAATGAAATTATGAATAAAGATAGTAATATATATAGCGAAGAAATCAAGCTAAACGCTTATTATACCTATGACAAAAACCTTAATAGGGTTTATGATACTAAAGGTATAAAAAAGCGTCTAAGCGAGATAATCAAAAAATTAAAATAGACTAGCTAAACAGTACTCTTTTACAGTTGCGTTCTTGCCGTACCTGGTAGGCACGCTGATATACTTATCTTTAATCTGAACCCCTGCCTCCTTTAAATCTCTAATCGTGCCCTGTAAATCCCCTATACCTAAATCAATCATTGCTGTTCTTGTTGTTATTTTATTTCCTTTTAGTAGGTAATCATATACTATCTGTTTATGAGTCCCCCATTTTAGTTTTATTATCATAACTTTTTAATGTATTTAATTGTCTGCTTTTTAATGTATTTAATATCGCACCACTCTAATAGTTCAAAAGCATCTAAAACTATTGTAAAGTCTTCGCCGTGCTCATCTTTACCTCTTAGATAAACCTCGTTATCAGAGCAGGCAAAGGTATTTAGATCGTGTATTCTTTTATTAATCATATTAATTCCATTTCATATAGTAATTGTTCGCCGTATATGTATACTAGCATATTTACTGTTTCCTCTGCATTAGTGTAGGATTTGCACTCACCGAAATTTTCTGTCTCATATTCTCTAATAGTTTCTAGTGCCTCAAATACAGAGATATTATGATCGTCTAACCATTTTTGGGCTTTATAGTATCCGATTATATAATAGTCTTCATTAAATAATCTAAAGTGTAGATCGTCATTATTTTCAGAACAATCAGAACCATAGTAATTATCTTTATTTTCGTTTATATAGCTTGTTAGCTCTTCTTTAATACTTAAATTCATTTTTATTAATTTTACGTTATTATTTAAATTCACTCCAGTAAGCTCTACTGCATTCATCTGAACAGAAATCGTAGTCAGAGTCTTCGCCGCAAAAACGGCATTTTTCAATAGTTTCCTCCATTATAAAGTATGTTTAGTGATTAATTCCTTAGCTGACATTTGCTCTTGTAATGCAACCATTCTTTTTATGTTAGCCTTTTTGTCTTTGAGAACATCTTGACAGAATCTAACATCATCAGTGCTGTAAGCTGCGTTTATTTTATTAGTGTATATTTCTATCAGTTCATTTTGTTCCTCAATATATTTATCTATTAAGGTCATTACAGTTGCTAATTGTGTAACACTACATTCTATATTTTTAAATACTGTTGTCATAATTTATAATTTTAATTTAATACTTGTTTTATTTATTTAATGATTCTAATTTATTTAATAAGTTTGAAGCGTAGCTATCTTTATTGTCAAATTGCTCATCTGAATAATGATTACTTACTATATATATTAAACTTTTAATTTCTTTTTGTGATAATTGATTTTTCATTTTTCTAATTTTAAATTTATACTTGTTTTATTATTATTTAAGTGAGTTAATTGCACTATTAGTGTTGATAAGGTTAGATTCTATTTTTGTAATAGTTTCTTGCAAATCTGCTATAATGTGAGGCTTTTTTGCGTTTTGCATTTTATGATTTAGACTAAATAAAGATGCTTCATTTGATCTCTTGTCAAAGTCTAAAATATATAGTAATCTTGAGTGAGCACCTTTGTCTAATTTGATATTGATATTTTTTTCGTAGTATGACATAATTGTTTTTTTTAATTTAATACTTGTTTTAACTTTATGATTATGAGATCAAATTTCGGGCTTATTTTCGTAACTGCCAAATAAAATTTTAACTTTTATTAAATTTTTTTTATGTTGTTTTTGGCCCTTGTAGGGATTTTCGTTTGCTGAAACTTCTCGGGGTTACGCTTGTGATAATATCAAAATATAGGCAAAATCGCTTAAAACGCACAAAACGTATATAAAACGTATTTTCGTATTTTCCAAATTATATTGTATTTTTTATTATTATAAAGTTTTTTTGTTTTTCAATAAATTTTTTTAACTTTGTTTCGTAATATTAAAATATGATGATATGACTATAAATGAAAAGAGGAGGGATTTAATAATATTTACTATGTATAAGAGGAAAATGACTAAAGAGAAACTAGCATCTTTATTGAATGTATCATATCCTACTATGCTTACTAAAATAAATAATCCAGCTTCACTAAAGCTAAAAGAGTGTGATATGTTATGTAAAGCACTTAAAATAAACCTAAATGAATTTTTAACTTTAAAATAAATAATTATGCAAAAAAAATCAACAGTAACTAGAGTTACATCTAATGGAACTTGGGAGGGCAAATTTGGCCTTATGTATAAGTTTGAAATAGAAATGGAAAACGGAGATATAGGCGAAAACCTCTCTAAGGCCTCTGAATGTAAATTTAAAGAGGGTCAGGAAACAGACTATGAATTTACAGACGGTGATTGGCCTAAAATCAAACCAGTAAACACCTTTACTCCTAATAGTGGTGGTGGTGGATTTAAAAAGAGTGATAATGTGCAAGAGTATATTATTAAGCAATCGTCTCTAAAATGTGCAGTAGATTTATGTATTGCTGAGGGTAAATTCTCTCACGAAGAAATATTAAACAGAGCTAATGCCTTTACAGATTGGGTTTTAGATCGTAACCAGCCATTACCATTTTCAGACGAAAAAGCACCATTTTAATAACCCTGATAGGGCCTGTACTACTTTTTTACTTGTTTATACTTATGATTCTTTTCTTTAGTATGGGCCTTATCTTAAATACATATATATAATGAAAAAAACATATTTCAATCACGACTCAGTAGCACGTTTTGATATTAGAATAATTAAGCTACGCAGTAAACTGGGCTACGAGGGTTACGGTATATTTTGGGCCGTATTAGAGTTGTTGTTTACAGAGGAAAACAAGCTATGTATAGACGACTATGATTCTCTAGCATTTGGTATACAGTGTGATGCCACAATACTAAAGCAGGTTATAGAGGATTTTGACTTATTTGTATTAGAGGACGGCTGTTTCTATTCTAGGCGTTTAAACAACCAAATAGATGAAATTAATACAAAAAGTAATAAAGCTAAGGAAAACGCTTCAAAACGCTGGAATAATGCAACCGCAATGCAACCGCATAGCAACGGCACTGCTAGTAAAGTAAAGAAGAGTATAGTAGATAAGAGTAAAGTAAATCAGAGAGTTTTAGCGTTTAAAAACGCCGTAAACGACTTAGATTTTATGGATACAGAAGATAGAGAGAACTTTTTTCTATACTGGTCAGAGTTGAATAAATCAGGTAGTAAACAAAGATGGGAGCTGTGCAAAACTTGGTCTCTAAATCTAAGAGCCAAGCGGTGGATAAACAACGGCTTTAGTAGTAAACAAAAGAGCAGATTTCCAGACCATTTTGATTCACTAATAATGAAGAGATTAGATGCGTCATCACAAAAAGAATACGAGGCACACCTAAGGTCTCTAGGTTATGTTACAGAATATAACCCTAATGCAGGTGCTAAATGGATAAAAAAATAACTCTATTGGGGTTACTATTAGGGTCACAACAATTATTTATAAACATCTAATAGTCAATTAAATATAAAACCAATAAAATTTAATTGGGCAAAAATTGGACAAATTATGAAAGAATATAATTTACAAAAAGCAGTCTGCAAATACTTAGATTTAAACAAAGTACTATACTGTGCTTCACTAGGGGGACAGTATCAGATATTTAGATCTCAAAGAATAAAGGCCAAGGCTAGCGGCTACAAGAAAGGATTTCCTGATATATTTATATATGAATCTAGCCCCTGCGGAAAGTATCACGGCCTAGCCATTGAGCTAAAGGTAGGATACAATAAAGCTACTAAAGAGCAGCTTTGGTGGTGCGAAAGACTAAACAAACGTGCTTATCTAGCAAAGGTTTGTACTGGAATAGATGAAACAATAGAAACTATTAATAATTACTTTAAAGGAAAAAACAATGCTAACAAACCCTAATATAAAACCCACTTTTTTTAACACTAGAAAGGAGGGATTACATTGGAATTATGTAGATATTAACAATTACTTGTTTATAATTTTATTTGATACTGGAGCTGAATTGTCCTTTATTTTACGAGATTTGAAAAAAAACGATTCTACTCTAAATTATATTTATAGTAAATTAAACACTAGATTTAGTAATATAATAGAAATAGAGACATCTAAATTAAGCAGCGTGGAATATAACCTATTGAAACAATTACATATGCCCTCAGTAGTAAAGATATGCTAAATGAGTATCTCATTACTAATTATGATAAGCTAAAAGATATGGCGTATAATATCACTAGCGGTAAAGGTAATGACGATCTACTGAGCTTTGTAATAGAAGAGCTGTATAAATGCAATCAGGAAAAAATAAATGATATTATAGTAAACAATGATATGAACTGGTATATAGCTAGAGTAATGGTAAATCAGTTTCACTCAAAGACTAGTAGATACTATTACAAGTATAATAAATACTACGAGTATCACGTTACAGGAATTATAGAGGCAATATCACCTGACAACACAGAAAAAACAATAGAGGAAAAGCAAATAGTAGAACAAAGACTATTATGGATTGAAAAAAAGCTGAAAAATCTTTACTGGTTTGATGCTGAATGTTTTAGAATATATTATAGAGAATCTCACTCTTTAAATTCCTTATCTAAAGCAACCAAAATATCAAGAGCTACTATATACAAGGCAGTTAGAAACGTAACAAACTATTTAAAAAATGAAAAATAAAGAAGACATTATCGCTAACATTATAGTAGCCCTAACAACAGTAACAGTATTAACACTATTAATATCTGCAATATGGTAAAATCTAAAGGACTAGGAGACTCAGTAGAGAAAGTGCTAAAAGCTACAGGAATAGATAAGGTAGCAAAAAAACTACTAGGAGATGACTGTGGCTGCGAAGATCGTAAAAATGCACTAAATAAATTATTTCCATATATTAGACAAATGACAACAGATGAAATGAAAGTATATGAAGATATTACTAGTAAAACAAAAGAAACAATAACAGGTAGCGACCAAGCTATACTAGTGAGACTGTACAATAAAATCTTTGAAACTAATAAAAAGGTTTCCAGCTGTGGCAGCTGTGTAAAAACTACTATGAAACAATTAGAGACAGTATATGAAAACAGTTGTAAAAATGAGTAAAAAAAGTCAAGTATTTAGATTTTGTTGTAGTTGTGTTAGAGTTAGTCTAATAGAGAAAGGAAAATGCTATTTCTGTAACGGAGACTTTATACTATCTTTACCTACTGATGATTTATACAAAATGCCTAAGAGAGTTGAAAAAGCACATTAAAGTATATATAGAGTTTTTTGATTATATGGAGGGTGATTTTATGCCCTGTGAAATGATGTGTGGTGATAAAGCTACAGATGTTCACCATATACAGAGGAGGGGAATGGGGGGCTCTAAGACAAAAGACTACATAGAAAACCTAGCAGGATTATGTAGAGAATGCCATTTAAAGGCAGAATCAGACACTATGTTTAATATGTTTGTAAGGATAAAACACCTAGAGAACGTATGCAACCAGGTCTATGCAAAAATAGAGTATGAAAAAATAAATAAAGAATATGAAGCCAAAAAAAATACAGATTAGTAAAATAAAATCAAACCCTAGTAATCCTAGAAGCATTAGTAAAGAAAAATTCAATAAACTAGTAAACTCTATAAAGGAGTTTCCTAAAATGCTAGAACTCAGACCATTAGTAGTAGACGAGAACTTTGTTGTACTAGGTGGAAATATGAGATTAAAAGCACTAAAGGAGCTAGGAATAAAAGAGGTTCCGTATATACAAGAGAAAGACCTAACAGAGGAACAAAAGAAACAGTTTATTATTAAGGATAATGTAGGATTCGGTAACTGGGACTATGATATACTAGCAAACGAATGGGACGAAAATATACTAAACGACTGGGGACTAGATCTGTGGCAGCCTGATGAAGATGCAGACTACTCTTTACTAGACGCTGAGGACATTGATTCAGACGTTGAAAATATGGCCAGTAACGTCAGAAGAGCTATTATGGTGGACTTTGACGCAGATGACTACGAAAAGGCTTATGAGATATTTAAATACTTTAGGGAGAAGAAAATATACACAGGCGGGCTTATACTAGAGTTCTTAGAAAAACAACAAAAAGACATATAATATGAAAAAAATAGAATTAGTACAACAGGAGCATACAGTAAAGGTAGGTGATGTTTGTGGAGATATAGAGCCAAATATAGTAGAGGACACTATGTTTATGGTAGATGGAGAGCCTATAGGTTTTTACATTAGTGATTTAAATAACTATAGTGAAAAAGCTGTAAAGTTCGCAGACATTGCAAATAAAGAGCTTAGGAGTGAGAACGTGCCTAAATCTACTATGAGAAGAGACTCAGGCGGAGTAGATCAGTATAGCACTATTATTGGCAGCATTGTACCTAAACCACATATGAGAAGGCCTTATCCGTCTATCTCTAGTGTACATAATGTAAAGTCTGCTCAAACATTTATCAAAGCAATGCTATTACTCTGTAGAGAAAGCGAAGAGCTAATAAAGAAGCTCACCCCTAGTATATACGAAAAACAAAAGAAAGTAATAGAAGAAAACGTGCCTGAAAAATGGAGACTAGGAAGATTGTTTACTAGTAGTATATCTAACTTTAATATACCTGCACCTTTTCATAGAGATAACGCAAACCTAAAGAACTGTGTAAACGTAATTATAGCTAGAAAAAAGAACGCTACAGGAGGAAACACTACTGTACCTGACTATGGGGCTACTGTAAATAGCTGTAACAATTCAATACTAGTATATCCAGCTTGGAGAAATGTACACGGAGTAACACCTATTAGACCTACATTTGAAGGAGGTTATAGAAATAGTTTAGTGTTCTATCCGCTATCGGGATTTCAAAAGTTTTAATCTAATAATAATACAAATGGCACACGATAAAAAAGAAAAATTATTACAGGCACTAGAAGAAACACAAGGACTAATATATCACGCTTGCAAAAAGGCAGGCAATATTAGTAGGTCTACTTATTATAGATACATTAGAGAGGACAAGGATTTTGCTAAAAAGGTAGAGGAAATAAAACAGGCTCAGGTAGATTATGTAGAAGGACAGCTAATAAAGAATATCTCTAAAGGCAAAGAGACTAGTATTATATTTTATCTAAAGTCAAAAGCTAGAGACAGAGGGTATGCAGAGAAATTAGATATTACTAGTGGAGGTAAGTCTATAACCGATCTAAAAATTGAAGTAATTGACACAGGCAACGATTAAGACTACTAATGTATTTCACAAGGCGTATAAGTCTAGCACACGGATTACTTGTCTTCAGGGGGGGACTAGGAGTTCAAAGACTTATTCGCTTTGTCAATTATTTATAGTAAGAGCTCTTAATGAGACAGGTAAGGTTTTTACTATATGCAGAAAGACATTGCCAGCACTAAAAGGTACAGCGTATCGTGATGTATTAGAACTACTAAAGCAGCTAGAAATATACTCAGAAGAGTATCACAACAAATCAGAGCTTTCGTATACTCTAAATAACAATCTAATAGAGTTCATTAGTGTAGATCAACCACAAAAGATACGAGGGCGTAAAAGAGACTATTTGTGGCTCAATGAGGCAAATGAGTTTACCTACGAGGACTATCAACAGTTAATACTAAGAACAACAGACAAAGTATATTTAGACTACAACCCCTCAGATCCTTACAGCTGGATATATGATAAGGTTATTACTAGAGACGATTGTACCTTTATCAAATCTACATACAAGGCTAACCCTTTCTTAGATAAGGACACAGTAGCAGAGATTGAGAGACTAAGAGACTTAGACCCTGACTACTGGCAAGTTTATGGACTAGGGGAAATCGGTAGTATTCAAACTATGATTTTTAGAGCTTTTAATCTAGTAGACGATGTACAGGGCCGTTTAGTAGGGTATGGGTTAGATTTCGGATTCACTAATAGCCCTAGTGCTTTAGTTGGTATATATGTAAAAGATGATGACCTATACATAAAGGAGTTACTATATGAAAAGAGATTAACAAATACTGATTTGGCACAGAAGATAAAAGACTTAGGTATTAGTAGACAGGACGAAATAGTATGTGATTCAGCAGAACCCAAGGCAATAGAGGAACTGTATAGATCGGGCCTAAATGCAAAGCCCGCTAAAAAGGGGGCAGGAATACACCTAGGTATAGATATTATGCGTAGATACAAAATGCACATTACAAAGAGCAGTCTAAATGCTATTAAGGAATTTAGGGGCTACAAGTGGGCTACAGATAAGAATGGTGATGTACTTAACACGCCAGTAAAAGTAAACGACCACCTAATAGATGCGGCCCGTTATCTGTGTTTAAATAAACTTAGTATTAATCATTCAGGTAAATACTATATATTATGAGAATATTAATAGCTTGTGAAGAATCACAGACAATAACAAAAGAATATAGAAAATTAGGTTTAGAGGCGTATAGTTGTGACATTTTAGATTGCTCTGGTGGACACCCAGAGTGGCACATAAAGGGTGATGCAATAAACGAATCTTATAGTGGTAAATATGATATAATGATAGCACACCCCCCTTGCACTTACCTAGCGGTGAGTGGTGCAAGGTGGCTATACAATAAAGACGGTTCTAAAAATATAAATAGGTGGAAAAATAGAGAACTAGCATTAGAATTTGTTAGAAAATTAATGAATGCACCAATAAACAAAATAGCAATAGAAAATCCTGTTAGTTGTATAAGTTCACAAATAAGAAAACCAGATCAAATTATTCAACCATATATGTTTGGGGATAAAGCTACAAAAACAACTTGTCTATGGTTAAAAAATTTACCTAAATTAATTCCTACAAATATAGTTGGTAAAGGCGAAAGAACTTATTTTAAAAGTGGTAAATCACACCCTAAATGGTATGCAGATTGTTTAAGCAAAACGAAAGAAGAAAGACAAAGATTAAGAAGTAAAACTTTTAAAGGAATTGCAAGAGCAATAGCAGAACAATGGTATTAAAAAACGAATTATGAACTTTTATATTTATTAGTAATGAAAGAGGTTAAATTAACAATACCTGATAAGTGGGCAGATATAACGATAGAAACTTATCAGAAATATGTAAAGATACAAGAAGGCAAAGGAAGTGAGAAAAACAAGGTTGTAAAGAGCTTAGCTTTATTATGTAATACAAGTCCATTTATAGTTAAGAAAATGGCTTACAAGGACTTATTAGAGATA